AGCCCCTGAAGCTGGCGGCGGTAGTCGCCCTCTTGGATCTCGACGTCGCGCGCGATGGCGTCGCGCACGATGCCGAGCACCGCGTTCGTCGCCGCCTTGCCTTGCAGCGCCTCTCCGATGTTGCTCAGGATGCTTGCAACACCGAGCGACAGCTGCGTCGCAAAGCGCTGCTGCCCCTGTCCGAATAGTCGGTTCTGGTCGACCTTGAAGCCTTCGAGCCTCTTGGCGCCTTCGAGCACCTTCTGCCGCTCGGGTTCCAGGTCGGCCATGCGGCCGGCGCGGCGCTCCTCTGCCACCGTGGCGGCCTTCTGTCGCTCGATGTCGCCCTCCAGCAGCTTGGCGCGCTCGTCGCTCTGCTGAAACTTCTGAAGCTCCTTGCCGACGTTCTCGGTCGAGAGCAGCGCTCGCCTTGACGCTGCCTCAAGAGTCGGGTCCAGCGTGAACTTCTCAAGCTCCAGCTTCGGCACGCCGACACCAGCGCCGCCGCCTGCGAACATCGCTGACGCACCGCCGGCCTCGGCGATGGGCGTCACGTCAGGCAGGCGCTTGTCATCCGCGCCATCGTTGCCGGCGCCAAGATCCGTCTGCGCAACGGCTGGCGCCTGCTTTTGCGCATCCGTGCCAGCAGGGTATGGAAGACGAAAATCAGCGGTCCCTACGGAGCCAGTGAACGCCCTCGACGCTGTCCCGGGATCAGGCCCCTGAAACGGCTTCTTCGGATCTTCTGGCTCAGGAGCGTAGTCTCGCCCGAAGTACGGATTGAAGGCTGACCCAGGAGCCACGCGCGATGCGATTCCGTTCCCCATCACTGGCCTCCAAGCCGCGCGAGGTCGCGCCGCTGCTGAGCGTAGCGAGAGGACGCCGTCGGGTTGATGACGTCACGATTCTGGTAGTAGTCCAGCATTTCGTTCATGCCTGCGTACTGTGGCGACTTCATGCCGGCGCGTTTCAGGCCGAGCGACAGCGGCGACATGAGCGACTGGATGCCCTTGCCGATTGCGGACGCGCCGCCGCCGATGACGTTCCCGACGCTCGGGCCAAGGCTCAGGCCGCCCGCAGGGGCGGCGGGGGCAGCTGCCGCGGCGGGCGTGAAGTTCAGCTCCTTCGCCACCTGCTCTGACGTCATCCCGCCAGCAGCCGCTTTCGGAGCACGCGCGGCAGGCGCAGCAATCGTCGGACCGCTCGGCGCAGCCGCAGCCGCAGGAGACTCGGCGGCGGGTGCCGCGGCGGGCGCAGCAGCATCGCCAGACATCATGCTCAGCGCGGCGGCGGTGCCGACGCCCTGCACGCCTGCGCCGATGAGTGCGCGCTGCTGCTCGCGCTTGCGCTGGCCCGCTGCTGCGTCCTGGTTGGCCACGCCAAGCTGCGCAGCCGCGAGCGCGTCACGAGCGCGGGCCATCTCCTCCGCGCGCGTCTGCGCGGCAATGGCGCCCTGCTGCGCCATGACTTCTGGCGCCGCTTGCATGGCGGCGCGCACGTTGCCAGCGCGCTGCTGCACGCTGCCCTTCTGCGCGAGACCGGCAAGAGCCTGCTGCGTGCGCTGCTGCTGGGCAAGCGCTGCAAGCTGCGCGGGGGACGCCGTGCGGCCCTCGGCCGCCGCCGTCAGTCGGTTGATCGACTCCTGGCGAAGCGCGTTGGCGCGCTTCTCCTCTTCGCTCAGCTCGTCGAGTCCAAACAGCGAGGAGATGCCGCTCGTGACGGCTGGCGCGAGCAGACTCGTCCCAGCCATAACTCCAAAGGATACAGGATCGAACATCTTCGCCTCCTAGTGCTTGGCACCACTGGTGATACGCTTGTCGAGACCGCTCTTCAAGCCAACAACGAGCGCCATGTTGCTGAACGCCGTGCCGTAGCCGTGCTGCATCCCGGCCAGGGATGCGGGGATCACCTCTTGGTACGACAGCGTGAGCTTCTGGCCCTTCTGCTCGGCGACATGAACTTCGTAGACCTCTCGGTTCTGATCGGTGTACGTCGCTGCGGTCTCGGACTCAGTCCACGAGGCCGTCTGCAAACCCATGTTCGCACCAGTCGTCGCGTAGTCTGTCTGGAGCGTGAAGGAAGCACCGTGCGGGTCTCTCACCTGCGGCGCTCCAGTCGACGTCGCCGGGATCGGACTCCCGAAGACACGGATGCGCTTCGTCCGCTGGTAACCCTGCACCTGATTCATCGAGAGTGGCGCCGTCGTCCATGACATCGTGACGTACTGCGAGCCGTACGTCGGAAGCGAGTCAAAGAACGCGCTGTCGTTCTGCTTGAAGATGACGGTCTCCGACGTGGGGACGAACTGAGCCATCACATATGGCGTTCCGTCGACGATGGTGATCGAGCCAGGCGCCTGCGTCCTGACAGCGCCACCAAAGTTCGCCATGAGGTGCTTCGACCACGTCTTCGCGAAGTAGTTGTAGACGATGTACGTCGGCTGCTCGACGGCCGTGGCCGGCTCGATGCAAAACCATACCTCGTTGTCCTTCGCATTGTGGGCAGCGCCGGTGATCGCTTTGCCCGCAAGCGTCTCGGTCATCTGAAGGCCAATCGGCGTGACGTTCATGTCTCGCGAGAGAAGCTCAAGAGTCCTCTCGCTCTGGAAGAACACACCAATCGGCGTCTCGATGATCGAGCGATGTGCGATGCATCCGATGCCGTGCGGCATGCGAACGGGCGTCCCGAGCGTGTTTGAGACGTACCCACGGTTGATTGCACTGCCGGTGTCGTCTGGCATCTCGCCTGGGACGATGAACGTCATATTCTTCTTGAACACGACAAGCATGCTCTCCATGCTCGCCAGCCCCGTCACTGGGCCACCATCTTCGATCTGAATGGTCAGCGCATCGTTGAACGCCGGCGCATCGGTCGGGCCAAGCTCCTTCGAGTACCAGATGACCGTGGCATCGTCCGCGCCACCAAGAACAAGCCTGTTCTGGTGAACCGTCATGCAGAGCGCAGACGGCGGCGGCACGTTGTCGAGCACGCCCCCGGTCGTGTACAGGAATGGCTGCGCGAGCAGGCCGTTGTAGTCGCCAGCAGGCCCGTCGAAGCACCGGAAGTTGTTCGTGACGAGGCCACGCGGATTGACGCCGAGCGCCCCGCCGTTGACCGTCGAGTACGGCACGACGCCGCGCGTCGCGTTACGACTGATGGTGAAGTCGTTCTTGTACGCCGGCAGGAAGTTCGAGAACGGCGCACGGTAGAACACCGTCGCGAAAGGCTCTGCCGTGAAATACGGCTGGAGCACGACGCGCTTCGAGTCGGATGCAGCCGTCTTCTGGCGATTCGTAAGCTCCAGGCGTGGCGCGAAGAACCCGTATCGGTACTCGTGAACTGTGACCTGCGGGTCTGGCAGTACGCTGCCGCCAAAGACCCGCTCGGTGAACTTGATGTTCGAGCAGATCGAGAACGTCACCGCCTGGCTTGGCGCGCTGCGGATGACGCGGCCCGTGCCGTCCACCGCTTCGTAGCACCAGCGCACGAGGAAGTCGCCGTTGGCGACAAGCGGATTGTAGACGTTGTTGAGCACGCTGCTCTCATCGAGCGCCGTGCGCGGTGCCCAGATGACGGTCTTGATCGGGCTCCCGGCGATGGTCTTCGTAATACTGTAACCAGTCTGGTACCTGCCGTAATAGTGACCGGCGCCATCCTGCGTCAATCCGGCGCCGCTGTTGTACCGGCTGCCTGTGATTTGCAGCAAGCGCGGGTCTGCGTACACCGACTGGTAGTCCTTGGTCGGGTCTCCACCCCACTCGGTCGTCGCGGAGCCCCAGTTCATGTCGCTCTGCGCGCCAGTCAGGACGTCGTATTCGTTCTTGTCCTTGAACCCGGCTTCGTATGCGAACCACGGGCGCTTGATGTTCGCCAGATACGGACCTCCCGACCCGTACAGGAGGTACGCCGACATCATCGCGTCGATGGCGTACTGCGTCGTCGACTGCGTGGTGAAAAGCAGCGACGGGTCTTCTGGGTACGCGATGCTGGTGAGGTCTCGCTGCGGCCAGAGCAGCATCGACACCTCGTTGCAGCTCGAACCGTCGAACGAACTGACGACGCCGCCGTTGATGACGGCGTAGTCACCAAACGGCTTGATGACTCGCCACTTCTTGGCCACCAGCGTGTAGTCGATGGCGAACACCTCGGTGCCACCAGCGTTCTGGCCTTGCCGCAGCGCGCCGCACGAAAGGGTATCAAGCTCTCCGTAGACGTTCGTGAACTTGCTGAAGCGCGGGCAGTTGAGCGGGGCTGCCGCGGTGCGCGCCATGTTCAACGACTCGACGAACACGCCCTGGTTGTTCTTGTAGACGACGTTCTCCGCCGTCATCACGGTCGTCTTGTCGGTCGATAGGAGCGTCGTCTCGACGGTCGCGCTCCCGTTGACGAATGAGACCATGAACGCGCTCTGCTGGAAATCATCACCAGCGGGCATGAGCACGCACGCGTAGCGGTTCAGGTAGTCGAGCTTGACCAGGCCGCCAATCATGCGCCACGGGCCGCCCATGGCGCACCACAACGCCCTCGCCACGACAGGGCTCGTGGTCGTCGTGTACGAGTTCAGGTCGTACCTGTTCGTGCCCGACGTATACCCGTAGACCTCGAAGTAGCTGCTGCGGCCAAACGGGCTGACATAGCCAAGCGGCGGGTCTCCGTTCGGGCCGCTGAACGTCGCGGCCGACGTCGACGATACCGCAAGGATGACTTGCGTTCCGGTGTTTGCAACGTCCCACCGCTGCACGCACTGCTCGATGCCGACGTTGGTCTCCACAACGGCCTGCGATACCGTCTGGTTGTTCATACCGAGGTCGGTGAACATCGTTGCCGTCGCCAGGATGCCAGCTGGCGCGTTGAAGTCGTCGTACACCTCGATGGTGTTTGCTGGCACCGCGACAGGAGCGCCCCACGCACCCGTGTACGGGAGCGCCCGCGTCTGGATCTGCGTAATGGTCGACAGAGCTGGCGCGCCAAGGACGTTTCCGCTGCCTCTTCCGTCGTACAGGTCAATTTCAGTAGGCACGCCGAGCGCATCGAAGGCGATGATGGCAAATCCTCGCTCATTCGCGCCACTCAACAGCTTGCAGTATTGGACGCTGCCGAAGAAGCCGACAACGCCAGGGGCGCCGCCAAGCTGCGCGCGAGTGATGTTTGCCTGCTGGACCGACGCCACCTCGATTGAGGTCGTCGCGACGTTGTTTGGCTGCGTAACGTCGACGATGTTGTCGGGCGGGTATGCGTGAAACGGAGACGGGTACTTTTGCGACGCCAGGATCGTCGTGTTCGACTGCGATCCACGGAACACCGTCGGGTTCTCGTAGATGGCGCTTGTCGTGCCTTGCGCGAGCTTCTTCACCGAGTATGGCTGGAAGGTTCCATCCGCAAACTGAGCGGTGATGATTGCCGTCACGGAGCTGTTTGCCGGCGAATACGTCGTCGGCGACAAGGAGAACGCCGTCGCGCTTGCTAGCGCGCTGTTCTTCGACTGATAGCCAACGGCTGTCGAGAACTGGCCGAAGTCGTCCTGCGTTTTGAAGCCGGCCTGGTGCATCCAGCCAAACTTGTTTGGCTTCACCGACGTGACCGAGCTTGCGCAGTCAATCGTCAGCACGACGAACTTGCCGTCAATGTAGAACGGCGCCACGTTCGCCTGGTGAAGCGTGCGGATGGCCACGGAGACGGACGTGCCAGACGGGTCGTTCTCCAGCACCACGCCGCGCGGCGTGTACCGCGCCCAGTTGTAGATGCCGTAGGTCGACGTTCCGAAGGCCAGCGCGTCCGCAAGCACGCCCGTCGCTGCGGCGTACACGGTCGTGAAGACGCCCGTGGAGTCGTTGAAGCGAATGAGTTTCAGGCCAACGTCTGACGACCCAGGGGTCGTGTCGTTGTCGCATGTTGCCAAGAGCATATACGTCGTGCTGGTGACGCCAGTCAGATCGAACGCACGCCAGTATTTGCGGCCAGCGAACGGCGTCACAATCGTCGACGTCGGCTTGACGTAGCCGTCGTCCGCGTTGACGACGAACGCCTCAACGACGACATCCTGCCGCCGAAAGGCGATGACCCAGTGCCTCGACCCGTTCAGCTCTCCCTTGGAGAGAGCCATCCGCAGGTCGTAACACCCAGCGGTGTCCGCCCCAAACGAGTCGGTGACGCGCTGCGGAGGCGTCACGAACGACCCATCCGATACACGCTGTACGGAGACGTACACGCCGTACGTCGTCGTCGACTGCGAGTGGATCGCGGTGTCGTTGGTCAAGTCCTGGCCGTTGCGCGTACCAAGCACCCATGCCGTGCAGCGCATCGTTCCGGCGTCGTTGATCATCGACTCGACCTCGATGATCTCGCCACCAGTCGCGTCGACAGCGTGCAGCGTGCCGTAGCAGCACGGGATGCGGTTCACCTCGCGGTAGCCGTGAGTAGCGTCACTGCCGACGTACTCGAACATCGTGTTCCCGGCCGCCACGATGAGCCTGTCGCCGTCCTGGCTCTGCTGGGTACCGACCGCCTCGCCTAGACGCGGAAGGCTCGTCAGCGTGCCGCCAAACACGGTTGCTGGAGCAAGGCCAGATCCGACCATCGACACGAGCTTGAAGCCAGCACGCTTCTCGATGCGGCCGGGCTTGCGCACGACGCAGTTGGTCATGGCCGCCATCGATGGCGGCTGAAGCTGGTCGGGGTCGGCGTACTCGTCGATGCCACCGACGAACGGAACCTGCATGATGGAGTCGCGAGTCGGCATCAGTAAATATCCAAGTGCAGTCTAACCGGGTCCAGGATGTCTTTGCCATCCTTGTCTTTGGGCGCGACATATCGCAGGCGCATGATCTTCTGCCCAAGCGGTCCAGGCACCTCGACGAGCTGAAGGTTCGGAGCCGCGTACGGGGCGGACGACTCTCGCGGAGTATCGGTCACAACCTTGGCGATGTTGAAGCCAGCCGGCGTCCTATCGAGGCCGTGCGGGATGTCGACGATCTGGCCTGGCTTGAACGTGATGCCCTGGTCTGGCGTTTGATTGCCGAGCGCCGTCACCAGCCGCTTTGGCGGCGGCTGCTGGCGCATGAGCTTCGTTACGGTCTTCAGACTCTCCTGCATGGCGTTCGCAAGAGGATCTTCCGCGTCGCGCGCAAGGAACTGCGGCGGCTTCTCATACTGCGGCATGAAGACCTCCTAGAAGCGGCGAGGGAACCCAGATGCGTACGGCCACGCCCCCATGTTGAACGAGACGTCCGTGATGCGCTTGGACTGACCAGCATCTCGGTTCGCCATGTTCTTCATGATGCGCGACCAGATGCGAGCCGCCTCGCGCTCAAGCTGCGAGGTGTCGCTCTCTTCCTTCGTGAGCAGCTTCACCGCTGCGTCGACAACGACCCACTCTTCCCATCCCGCGCGTCCGTCAATCGAGCACGGAGTCATGGTGCCGACGAGTTGCACCTTGGGAGAGCCTGAGTAGATGGCGTTGTTGTTGAACTCGTAGGTGAACGGGTTCGTGTACCCGCTGGTGTACGACGTGACGTCGACGCTCTGAATGGATCCAGTCGCGTCGACAACGACAGTGGCCTGCATACCAGCCCCGCTCCCGCCGTTCACGTTGACGTTGTAGTACGTCCCTGGCGTGATGACGGCTACCGGCGAGCCTTTCGGGTTCGTGATGGTCGCCGTGTACGCCGAGTTCTTCGGGTTCGGGTAGTACCACACGCGCAGCTTGCTCATCCCGTTCGAGTTGTTCGGGATCAGCTCGATGGCGTCGAGACCCGTCGTCGGGTTCTGCATGACGCGATACGCCACGACCGGGTAGTACGGCACCAGCGTCGGAGCGGCTGCGTAGATGTTCCGCTCCTCCCAGTTGAAGCGAGGCAGGTTTACGACGACGTTGTCGCCGTACACCGCGTCGACACCACGCACCTGGTAGACGTCGGTGGCGTGGTAGCCATCCGACGCATGCCAGCTGGCAAAGTCGAAGAACCCGCCGTTCGGCGCCGTGATGTCGACGTACTTGATGAAGTAGTCTTCCCCAGTCGCGCACATCTCGTCGTAGAGCTGCGCGCATGACTGGAGAATAGCGAGGTCGACGTCGAAGTCGGTCACGAAGGCAGAGTTCACCATGTCCGCACGCTGACGGACTTCCGCACGAAGCTGGACGATGTTTCGCGAGCGAGCCATGGTGAACCCCTATACCTTCAGTCGTCTTCGTAGTCGTCGCCGCAGCAGGCCACAAACGCATCGAAAGCCATAGCCCCCGCCTCGTCATCGCCCGACTTGATGGCCTCGCGCAGCTTGCGGAAGAGCTTCACCTTCTCAGACGAAGGCCCCTCCATGTCGGAGGACTCAGGGGCCTCCTCCTCGCTGTCCATGCCATCCTCCTTCGGCTTCATACCGAGGAGGATGGCGATCTTTCCACCAGGCCGCTTCATGCCGTCACGCTCGTCGTCGCGCAGGTGACTTCAAATGCAAAGCCATCAAGCGCATTCGCGAACGCGGAGAGCGCACCCGTGGACGGGTTGATGACCTTGACTTGAAGACCGACAGGCTGGCTGATGATGCTCACGGCAGCCGGGAGACCATACAGGTGACGAGGCCCGGTGACCGGATCCGACACCAGCGGTTCGAGGTTCCATCCGTAGATGTTCGTCACTTCGCTAGCACCAGTCACAGTGAGAAGCGCGCCCGTCGTGCCATTGAACGTCGCGGTAACACCCGTCCCAAAGAAGACGTAGTATACACCCGTGACGCCAGACGGAAGGAACGTAAACCCTTTGCCAGCAAGGCTAGGGGTCGCATCCGCCGCAGCGACTCGCCCAGAGACACGAATGTCTCCTGGGATGTTGGTGCGCAGCTGACTGCGCGTAGATACGTTGTTGATAGATGCCATGCCAGGCTCCTTTCAATCTGCGCTTCAGGCGCCCCAGTTGTAGAGGTAGCCGTTGGAGCCAGGGTTTTCGCAGGCAATCTGATAGTACGACACGAAGCGCGACTGGTACTCGTCCGCGTCCGTGAGGCGAAGGAACGTGTTGCTGTCCCAGTCGACGAGCTGGAACATCCCACCCGGCGCACACTTGATGCTCCAGGTCGGGAGGTTGAGCATATACGCCTTGCGACGCGGGCAGAACGGGTCCTGGATAAACGGGATCGGGCCGTTCTGACCAACGAACACGACGTCCTGGAAGTTGAGGTTCTGCTTCGGGTCTTGCGCGGGGATGCGGATGACGTCGGAGAGCGCCGACTTCTTGAGATCGCCAATGTCGAGCGGGTTCGCGACGATGACGGTCGGGTAGCCGATGCCTTGGAAGAGAATATTTGCTTCGAGGTCCTGGAGCGCCTCAACCATATTGCGGCCAGAGGCGTTCGACACCTGGCCGCCGAGACGAACCTTGTCGACCGAGCGGTCCAGGCCGAAGAGCGTATTACCGACAGACGCCGACCCGATAAGGTCGCCGCCGATCCACTGCTCGATACCCGCGGGCGAACGCGCGTTCGTGTCGTAGCTGGTCGACAAAACGTTCGGGACGATGCCATCGCCATCGCGGACGATGATCGCGTTAGCCGGCCACGTCGCAGCCGAGTCAATCGTGATGGTCGCGGTGCCCGCGTTGATGTCGCGATCGACGGCCGTAACCTGACGCACGAACGCCGTCGAGAACGTGCTCGTGGGCGCACCACCAGACGTGTCAACGTACTGAGCGGCGAACGACTCCGAGGTGTAGAGGACGATGTACATGCCAACCTCGAAGTTGGCAATGTCCGCCGCCGTCTGGAGCGTGATGGTCGTCGAGGCGGTGCCGAGCGCGCTCACGGTGCCGATGCGGCCCGTGCCGGTGCCGTAGATGAGACGGCCGGCGCTGTTCTGCATACCACGGACGACGCTCTGCGTGCGGTTGCGCCACACGTTGACGAGCGCGCCGGGGTCCACCGCGGTGCGCATGACTTCGCCAGTGACCTGCGCAAAGCCGTAGTGCTGGACGCGGAACAGCTCAAAACGCTTGTACGTTTCGGCGCTGCTCTTGTGCGCAAATGCGCGGTCAAAGGACGAGCCGAATCCCTGCGGGTTCGAGTCCTGAAGCGCCATGACCATCTTCTCGCCGGTAAAGGTCGCGTCGACCGCGAACTTCGAGAGGAGGGCCTGCTTGTTGTACGAGAGGTTGGGGACGCCCTTCTTGTAGAGGAGCTTGAGGACTTGTTCGACGGCTGCGACAGAGGTTGCGATTGGCATTGTTTCTTCCCTAGTTGGCGTTGCTCATGGCGTTTCTCGCCACTTCCTTGAGAAGCGCGTCCTGCTCGCTCGCGCTCATCTCCCAGAAATCTTTGGTCTTCCCGATGTTGTTGTCGCTCGTCTCGGCGCGCGAGGGCGCGCGAGGGCGAGTCTTCCCCGGAAGCGGCTGCGCGGTGCGCTGCGCTTCGGCCTTGCCGCGCACCCGCGACATGATCTTCTCGTACTTGGTCTCCAAGTAGTCGGCGATGTCAGAGTCTTCGATAAGATCCGGGTCGTTGCCAGCTTTCACAAGCTGCGTGGCGAGCGCATCGGCCTCGCGAATGAGCGCGTACGGGTCATCCTTGAAGAACTCGTGCAGCGACGGGTAATCATCGGGCGTGATAATGGCGCAGAACGCCTGGTCCTGCTCGAATCGCTCGCGCTCGCGCGTTTGAGCCTGCTCGCGCTTCTCGACTTCCTGCTTTTGGCGCTCGAACGCCTCGATCTTGTCCTGGAGAGCCTTCATTTGCGCGAGCATCTTGCTCTGCGGAGTGTTCTCTTCGATGACACGCTGCGTGAACGTGTCGAGATCGACGCCAAGGTCTTGGAGCGCAGCGAGTGGACTCTGATGGAACTTGCTCTTGAAGCCGTCGAGGTCAAACTGAGGCGCCTCGGGCTGCCGGTGGCTCATCTGCGCCTCGTACGCGCGCAGCTTCTCCGCCATCTCGGCCTGACGACGCGACTCGGCCTTTGCGGCCTTCGCCGCGCGGGCCTTCTCCATGCGCGCGCGCAGAATGGCGCGCGGGTCGACATCGCCATCCATGTCGCGAGATACCTTGACGGGAACCTCGGCCGTCTCAAGCACCTCATCGCCAGCCTCTTCGGGCTGCTCGGGCTGCTCTGAGCCGTTCATGGCCGCGGTTGCAGCCGCGACAAGTTCCTCATTCGACACTCCGGACCCACCAAACTCTTCGGAATCGCTCATTGGACTGCTCCCATAGTGGCAGGTTCGGGCGGAGCAGCGCCCTCCCCGGCCATTGGGGCGGCGCCCTGAGCCATCCCGCCGGTCTGCTCCCCGGTGGGCTGCCCTTCAGGCTGAGCTGCCGCTTGCTGCTCAGCCTGAATTCCGGCGATCATCGCCGCACATTCCTTGATGTAGCCCTCGACAAGCGCGAGCTTGCGGTCGGGCACCTTGTCGACCATGCACTTGGCGTAGAAGAGCTTCGCGCGCTCCATCGCCATGACAGGGTCGATGAACTCGGAAGGACTTGTGTACTTTCGGTTCTCGATCATCTCGTAGAGAGCCATGTCGACCGCGTCCGTCGGGGCGTTTTGCAGGTCTTCCTCTGCATCCACGTCCGGAAGGTCGAGTAGGCGGCGCAGGATCGGCTTCTCCACGAGACCAAACTGCGCGAGCGACAGGATTTGCTCGAACTTGGCAGACGGCTGACGCGAGAGATTGCTGATTGGGTAGATGCGCATGCGGTATTCGCGCTGGTCCATGCGGACCTCCGACCACTGCACGCTCTCCAGCTCGCTCTTGGTAGGCCGCGCGACCGACACGTCGACGTCAGACGCGAGGAGCGACTCGCACTCCTCGATGATGAGGTTGGCCACGTCGAGCGCGAACTGCTCATGCAGCTTGTGGAAGACGTGCAGGCGCTCGCTCTCGAAGTCTTCGTAGACCTGGAGTGCCTTGCCGCTGGCCGAGCGGAGGCCGGCCGGCAGCTCCGAGTGCGCCGACATGTTCGACAGGCCGAGCCCCTGGTTGATCTCCTGGGGGATGCTGTTGCGGTAGGCGTACGTCTGCGGGTTGACCGGGTCGGGATTGAAGACCTGCGGGGGCGTGCCACCAGGCTGGTACTCGATGACCGTGCCGATGCCGTTGTCGAGCGACACCGTCTTCCCGAGCGTGCCGGCCTGCATGACGATGTGCGAGCCACCCATGATGTGATGGCCCTGCTGGAGCTTGTGCGAGAGCTTGTTGTGCTCTTCCTGCGCAGGCGCAAACTCGAACACGGCGCTGGAGCCCCAGAACCCTACGAGCGGCACGTTGCGGCGCTGGAAGGCGAATGGGAAGCTCATGCGCTTCCACTCGACGGAGAGCATCGTCGCGTTGTCGATGCATACGATGTAGCGACCGTCCTCAGCTCCAGGCGCGGACGGAAGGTGCCACGCCTCGTAGACGTAGATAAGGTCCGCGTTCGAGTTGATGACCAGATCCGACATCTCGCTGTCGGTCGGCACTGCCGCGTTACGGATGGCCGTGCGACGATCTGCACGCGATCCAAAGAGCCCATCTACGTCGTTGCCGCCGTACAGGCGCATGACGACGTTGCGGTCGACGAGATGCCGACGAATCATGTTGCGCGGCTCGCCGTAGCGGCCCTCCGCGTCGTCGACGAAGAGGTCCAGCATCGGGACCACTTCGAGACGAAGCTGGTCGTAATCGCTCGTGCAGTGGATGCAGCCAGTGCCGTCGACGAGCGTAGCAAGGTCGACAGAGAGCTGCTTGGTCCAGAACTTCGTGTCCTCGAACGCGCCCTCGATGAAGCGAGAAAGGCGCTTCGCGCGCTTCTGCTGCATGTAATTGCCGCCCGCCGTGATGGCGTACGGCAACGTCTTCACGCGCGACACCTTGGCCGCCAGCGTGTCGATGCTGTTCTTCAGGTGGTTGATGGCGTAGCGGCGGTCGATGGTCGCGTCCTGCGACATGCCGTACGCGCTCAGGTCGACGCCGTAGAGTTGCTGACAGCGGCGGATGCTGGAGCGGCGAGTGCTCTGCCGATCCAAAATATTCTGAACGCGAAGAACTACCGCGCCGTGAGGCGACTCATTCTTCTCGTCGTACCACTGCACCTGCTCTGTGCCGAGATCCATCGAGCATAGTGATTTCCTTACTTGCCCTTGGCGTCAATGACTTTTTTCGTACCGTCATGACATGTTTGCGTAGATGCGCACTGTCGGGACAATCGAATTTGCTGGGTTTCACTGTCGCGATGCGCGTTGCAAAAAACTTTTGCCTTACCAAGAGAATCCCCAGCCATCTTCAGGCCGCGAGCGGTCGATAACGCGCTTGTAGATGGCCTCCTCCTGCTCACTCATGCGGCGCAGGCTAGCCGCCGCGCCCTCGGCGTCTTCGTCGGTCTGCCAGTAGCGCGCGAGCGCCATGGCGGCGCACGGCGCGTAGTCGCAGTGGCGACCGTCGCTGGTGCGCGGGAACGTGATGGCGGCGCCAGAGCCGCGGATGATCTTGCGTACGCGCGTGAGGTCCGCGCGTACGATTTGGTCTGGCGGAAGCTCGATCATGCCCTGCTCAAACATGGTCTTCAGGGCCAGGAACTTGGCCATCTTCTCCTTCTCGGTCCACGAGTGGACGACGAGTACGACCTTGTGCTGCGCGGCGAGGTCGCGCAGCGCGTCGCCATAGTACTGGTCGCTGTCGATGACGCTGACGCGGTACGCCCGGCATAGCTTCGCTACCTCCTCGATGATGACGGCAGGGCGGAGAGGCACCGTCGGCGTACCAATCCACTGCTTGGCAAGCACCACGCGGCGTTTCTGACCCTCCTGGCAGGCGATGATGAGGGTCCAGGCGTTGCCACGCGTTGCAGGGTCGATGGCGGCGCTGTACTGCACGCCAGCCTTTGGCATCTCGACGACGGGCGACTCGCGCATGGACGTCTCAATGGCCTCTGGAGAGATGAACGCCTCTTCCGGCTGCGCAAACTCCGCGGCCACGTCGGTACGGAACGCCTGCGGGTCTTGCTCCTCCGCGTCGCGGACGGCCTGCGGCGTCCAGAGAGACGGGTTCATGTCCCAGCCTGGCGCCTTGACGACGACCATGTTCTTGCTCGGCTTGCCGAAGTGCGACTTGACCACGTTGAATGCGGGGCCGTAGGGGGCGTACGGGCTGCCGATGCTGGCCACTTGCGAGCCAGGGCACATGCGCATGAGGACAGCGCGACGCAGTTCGTCCCAGTTGACGACTGCCTCGCCTTCCCCAAGCATGCGCGGGAACTCATCGAAGATGGCCCCAGCGGACCATCGCGCAACGAGTGACGAACCCGCGCGGGTGCCGGCCGTGACCGTGACCTGCACGGGACGGCCGGTCGGGTGTCGTAGCACAATCTCGTCGACCTTGGGCGGCTCCATGACAAGGCCCTTCAGCACTGGGCTGGCCATGACACGGCCGACGATGTGCCCGAAGACGACTTCGGCGAGGTCTTTGGAGATGGAGACGATGGAGACGCGGGCAATCTCGCCAGGGCCGAGGTGGTCGAGTGAGCAGGTCTGGGTCCACCAGACGCCCATGCCTGCGGTGATGAGCGACTTGCCGCAGCGGATGCCTGCCAGGATGGCGATCTCCTTTGGCTTGCCCTCGAAGTCGGGCTCTCCGCCGCCAAGGCAGCGTACGACGGCCGGGTGGGACCAGAGGTCGCCCACCGGCCTTCCGTCGACGATGCGCATGATGGCGCGCTGCACGGGGCTCGCGGTCGTGAGCGCGAAGCCCATCGAGTGCGTCATCATGTCCTCGAACGTGTCGAACTTGACGCGCTTCTCGTCGAGCTTCTTCTCCAGCGCCTTCTTGACGCTTGCGATGCGCTCGCGCTGCGACTGCTCTAGCTGCGTTCGGTGCTTGTCTTGCTCATACGCCATCGGGCTGTCTCCTGGTGCTGCTCCGCCAGTACCCTGTGATACGCAGCGCGGATGGCCGCGTCGAC